CCAGCCCGGTGGATCGGTGCCAGCCCGGTGCCAGCCGATGCCAGCCGATGCCAGCCCGGTGGATCGGTGCAGCCCGGTGCCAGCCGATGCCAGCCGATGCCAGCCCGGTGGATCGGTGCCAGCCGATGCCAGCCCGATGCCAGCCCGGTGGATCGGTGCCAGCCCGGCAGATCGGTGCCAGCCCGGTAGATCGATGCCAGCCCGATGCCAGCCCGGTAGATCGGTGCCAGCCCGGTGGATCGGTGCAGCCCGGTGCCAGCCCGGTGGATCGGTGCCAGCCGATGCCAGCCTGGTGGATCGGTGCCAGCCGATGCCAGCCCGGTGGATCGGTGCCAGCTCGGTGCAGCCCGGTGGATCGGTGCCAGCCCGGTGGATCGGTGCCAGCTCGGTGCAGCCCGGTGCCAGCCGGTGCCAGCCCGGTGCAGCCCGGTGCAGCCCGGTGCAGCCCGATGCCAGCCGATGCCAGCCCGGTAGCCCGATGCCAGCCGATGCCAGCCCGGTGCAGCCCGGTGCAGCCCGATGCCAGCCGATGCCAGCCCGGTGGATCGGTGCGCATCCATATGTCACGCAATTGCGTCATGCATTGCCGCGCGCGGAATCGATTCGCGGCAATGCATGGCGCAAATAAAAACGGACCTAGAGTCCGACTCTAGGTCCGTTCAATGGATCGAATCATCATTCCATAAAATCAGAATAGGATTGGGCCAAGTCCGGCACATAACGGCCGGGCATATACTCATTGTCCAGATTGTCGAACATTGCCTCTACATGACGTTCGATTTTGCTTTCTGACATTTTGCCTTCGGCGTATTGGGCGCGCGCCCATGTATCGATTTCGCGCGCGCGCTTTTCGTACTGCTCATATGTCATTGCACTGACATCTATTCCGTTTGTGTTTGAGATTAAGCCGCAATCGCGGCGCTTGAAGTGTCAACGTAGCTCCGCACCACGAATCCGCTCGTATCCTTCTTTGCCTTCCGACCTTTAGGAAGGAGTCCAATCACGAATCCGCGATTGCCGCGCGGATCCAAATGGCGCAAATCATGCACATCACCATTAACGACCGTGAATCCGTTCCATGTTTCCGGCAATGCATCGAAAACCACAGCGACATTGACGCCGCGTGCAAGCAATTCCAGGCATTTTGATTCGTTAATCTCAGAACGTGAAAAAGTAAGATGATAGTTAACGGGAAGAACGCGATCAAAACGTTGGTGAATTTTGGTGTAGTCCACAAACTGAATTTCATGGAAAAGCACCATGACATTGCGATAAACGCCGGAAGCAATTTCCCGCCCCATAAGCTTAGAAAGCTTGCGTGCAAGCTTTGCGTCGACGACGACTTGGATTCCTTCGGGCGCGATATCGGTTGATCCGTTAAAACGCGCAACAAAGTCCATGCCATGCTTGCGGGCGTTGGAATATTCTTGCGCCGTGGCCAGCGCGTACTCCGCCATATAGGCCTTGCGATCCGTCATGAATCGGCGAGCCTTTGCCTTGCGGGAAAGCGTGGTGGCGTTATCTTCGCCTTCTTTGCGCATTGCGGCTTGACCGGAATGCATGCCTAGGCAAAGATCAATACATGTGGGAGAAGCGGAAACGCACAGCGTGAATTGTTTTCCACCATCAATCGCGGCGCTGTTATGCGGCGCCATATAATGGATTCCGTTAATGACGCCGAATTCCTGAGCTTTGATAGCCTTGGCGGAATCTGTGGAATAAATGCGGTTCTGCATGATCATGTTTCCCTTTGTGGTGGCGCGCCATGCGCCGTTAGTGACACCCTATATAATGCATCTGCATTTTATTGTAAGAGGGAAAACGCATGCTAATGCATTTTTTTTCGGCGTGGTGGTTTTGCTCTCTATAGAGTGCAGCCCGGTGCAGCCCGATGCCAGCCCGGTGGATCGGTGCCAGCCGATGGCAGCCCGATGCCAGCCCGGTAGATCGGTGCCAGCCCGATGCCAGCCGATGCCAGCCTGGTAGATCGGTGCCAGCCCGGTAGATCGGTGCCAGCCCGATGCCAGCCGATGCCAGCCTGGTAGATCGGTGCCAGCCGATGCCAGCCCGATGCCAGCCGATGCCAGCCGATGCCAGCCGATGCCAGCCGATGCCAGCCGATGCCAGCCGATGCCAGCCGATGCCAGCCCACTGACTGACCAGACAGTCAATGGGCTACTGACTGACCAGTCAGTCAATGGGCTACTGACTGACCAGTCAGTCAATGGGCTACTGACTGACCAGTCAGTCAATGGGCTACTGACTGACCAGTCAGTCAATGGGGGGGGGGGCTCATGTCCAGGATGAGGAATGCAACTGGACCGCGCTACAGCCTCAAAAATTAACCAGTGTTCTGAGTTCTCGCCTGCGCGCGCGCGATATGTTACTGATACAAAAGCATTAACGCGGTAGCACATGAGGTGAGAAATGGCAAAGCGCGAACGTGCCCTTCGAAATAGTGTTCAATCTCAAATCGACCAGTTTCGATCTGCGTCAAAGCCGATTGAACCCGTGTTGCCTTTGCTTCCGCAGGAATTGACCTACTTCAACCAGATCGTCACCGACCGCGAAGCCGCTTCATGGTCGCCTAACCACCTGACGATTGCCTGCAACCTGGCGAAGACCTACGCAGCGATCGACGTGCTGTGGGATCAGCTGCGGGCGGATGGGTTTACCATCAGGAACGAGCGAGGCACGCAGATCGCCAACCCGGCTCTGACTGCGTTGAACAGCCTGACGCAATCGATGCAGGCGCTCAACCGCACGCTGGGCCTGTCGGCATCTCAACGTGGACTGGCGGGTGACAAGCAGGGCGACCGGAATAACACGGAACGTGCCGTGCGTGAGCTTAATGCAAAAGCGTTAGAAAATGATGAATCGCTTATCTGATGTCACTGACGGTGGGCTGCCGGATTACATCGCGGCGGCGATCAAGTCCGGTCCCGTGCCGCGCGACCTTGAGGGCTGGAGGACGAAGCCGGTTGGCCAGCTGACCGATGGCGAGAAGGTTCTGCGGTTTGCCCAAGACTACCTGGTATTTCCAGAAGGAAAGATGATCGGGAAGCCGCTGGTGCTGGACCCGTTTCAGTGCGCTTTCGTGCTGGCTTCGTTCGACGGCAGCGGTGGCCACATCAACAAGGCGATCCTGTCGATGGCCCGGCGGAACGGCAAGTCGCTGACGATTGCGGTAATCCTGCTGGCCTACATCGTGGGGCCGCTTCGCCGGGAGGCGACACTTGTGCGCGGGGCTGCCATGACTAGGGAGCAAAGTGGCCTCATGTACCGGCTGATGGCGCTCATCCTCCAGACCAGCCCGCGCATGAAGGGTTTGTATCGCGTGGTGCCGAGTTCCAAGAAGATCGTCGGGCTGAAGGCGAACGTCGAATATCAGTCTCTCAGCCGCGATGCGAAGTCTGGCTATGGCATGGCCATATATGTTCTCGTGGTTGATGAATGCGGCGCCATTGATGCTCCGAACGATGAGTTCCTCGACATGCTGTTCTCGTCGATGGGCACATACTCGGACTCGAAGACGTTTCTGATCTCGACCCAGGCTCCGAGCGATGCCGCGTTCTTCAGCCAGGAGATCGACACGGCCACGCGCGAGACGCTGCCCAACGTGGTCTGCCATCTCTACACATCGGAGTCGGAAGATCTCTTCGACCGCGAGGGTTGGCTGCAGGCGAACCCCGCGCTTCGCGGCGGCTATCGATCACTTGAGGACATTGAGCGCAATGCCAAGGACGCCAGCCTGATCCCGGCAAAGGCAAACGGGTTCTTGAATTTGTTCTGCAACCGTCGCGTGTCGCTTAGGAATAATTTCATTGCGCCCCAAATTTGGCGCGATAATTCCGGTCCCGTCGACATGGATGTATTCCGCCGGGCGCCGATGGTCACGCTGGGAATTGACCTTTCGCGCATTAACGATTTGAGCGCCGCGGTGATCGCGGCAAAAGACGAAGAAGAGAACATCCATGTGAAGTGCTATGCTTTCACGCCGCTGGACAATGTCGAGGCCAGAGAAAGGCGTGATAGAATCCCGCTGCAGCAATGGATCAAGGACGGCCACATCTACGCGCCACCGGGGAAGACGCTGGACTACGATATGATCGCGGCCTGGCTACGCGAGGAACTGGATCGCGAAGAGATCAGGATCGATGGCATCTACTTCGACCGATACAAGGCAAAGGAATTCTTCGCGGCGTGTGATCGTGAGAGTTTCGCGACAGGGGCGCAAAGAGTGGAAGTTGGCCAAGGTTTTCTCGGCATGAGCGGACGCATCCAGGCGTTCGAAACGGCCTTGCTGCAGGGCAAGATCAGGCATGGTGGGAATCAGGTGATTCTGAATATGGGAGCCGCCACTGCTGTCGTTGTTTCAGATCCAGCAGGTAATCGCAAACTAACGCGTGAACACCTGAATGCTGGGCCGAAGATCGATGGAACAATAGCGTGCATCATGGCCATTCATGAGCACGTCGCCCGGCTTGAGACTTTGGGAGCAGATATTTCTTGGTGGATAACTTAGGCGTAGGCCCAGCGATAGCCGCCAGCTGTCGCATTTTTCCTAATAGCATTAGAGATGCGGGAAAGGTTAGTCGTACCTATCTTAGCAGATGCCTCCTTAAGACCTCTGAATATTTCGTTCGTGTCGAGGCAAATGATGACCTTACGACGATGAGCGTTCCACTGGTCTTTAGGTTTCTTCGGGCGCATTTTGACTTGCGGGCTCGGCGTTCCGACACGCTCCCAATGGTAGCCTCCAGCCATAATACCGTATGAACATGCTCTGTTCACTTCTACGCCGCACCATTCGGCTGCAGCCTTGGCTGACGAAAAGACAACTCCCGTTTCGATGCATCTGACGGATCGGCTGTTAGGGTTCTTGTCCTTTGACCTCCCATGCATGGGGTTCTTCTCGCCAGAAACACGTTGACTTGCGCCAGCGATATACTCCGGAGTGTTATGTGCTGCCTTCCCCAGTCGGCGCGCTTCTTCGCTGTACACTCCAGTTCCATCTCTTCGATGTTTGTCGTGGGCAGCGGAAATCTTCGCTTTGACCTCCTTTCTGTGCATGACGTTGTTTTCGCCAATATTAGCTTCGACCGCCTTCTTCAGGTTTGCACGAAAGACATGAACCCATTTGCTTTTACGGGATTCATCTTTTAGCCAATGATTGTCGCCGCTGATGAGTTTTGTCACCTCAATCACCGAGCGACGCCTTATGGCTGCGTATGTACGGTGATTCACCGTTATATTTTTCGCGGATTTTGAATTGCCATGAGCCATCAAACCCAAGGCGATCCACATTTTGCCGCCATAGACCCTTGCCAGCACTTCGTGAGCAAAGAAATGATCTCCCGCCGTCAGCCAGATCAGGTTATCTTTGGCGTTGCTGCCGCCCATTGACCTGGGAACGATGTGGTGGCGTTCCTTGTACTGCCCGGAAGCAACAAGGCCGGGCTCCAGCGTCTTGCGGCTGGCGATAAATTCGGCGTAAATTCGCTGGTAGTTCAAGGTCTGCTCCTGTGCAGATGTTGAATCAGTGCCGTTTCGCTGTTAGCGCAGTGGAACGGCACGCTCGTATATAGGCATTTTGGCCGGGAATGCAAATGTATTGCGCCTGAAAAAATAATGCATCGGCATCTTGACTTGTTATGCAGATGCATTAAATAGGGGTCATCGAACAACGGAGATGACCATGTTTCCCCAGACCACCCCCGGCACGCTGGCCGACGACATCGGCACCGCGGCCGCCCTGATCGCCCTGTGCGCGGTCGCCTACATCATCCTCGCAATCTGAAAACATAAGGTGAGCAATATGAAGAACATTGTCCTCGCAGCCGCAGCGGTCATCCTCGCGGCAACCCCGGCTCTCGCATCAGACGTTGATGCAAAGTCCGACTTCGAAGGCTTCTACGTTGGCCTTGTGACCGGCGTCAGCCCCATCCTCGACGGCTATGACCCGGCATGGGCTGGCGGCATCACGCTGGGCTATAACTGGAACGTGGCCGACAGCGTTATCCTCGGCATCGAGGGCGACCTCATGGGCGGTAGCTGGGAAGGCTTTGCATACGCCAACGACTCGCTTCGCCTGCGTGCCGGGCTTGAGGTGGCCGATGGGTTCATGCTTTACGGAACCGGCGGCATTGGCGCGACCGGCCTTGAGATCTACGGCGTTCAGGAAATCGGCTATGGTTTTGTCGGCGGCGGCGGCATCGAGATGATGATCGGCCACGGCGTGTCCCTCAAGGCCGAAGGTCTCTATCGCGGCGACACGGAAAGCTTCGAGTTCCGCAGCGGCGTCAACTTTAACTTCTAAGGAGTGAGCAACATGGCCAAGACACAGAAATACCCGTTTGCCAAGGGCGACATCGTCGCCATGAAGACCACGGGCCGCAAGGGCGTGGCGATGAGCGTTGGCCAGTTCGGCCATCAGATCGCGGCGCTCGTGTGCTGGTTCGACAAGGACGGCCACGATTTCATCGAGGTCGGCAAGCTGAAGAAGACGCTGCGCGGTATCGACGGCGGACGGGATCCGGATACGTGATCACGGCGCCCCCTTGACGACCTGATGCAAATGTGTTAACCGCCGAAATATGGGCGGATTGCAACATCATCCGATTTCGAGCGTCAGCGACTTGGTTGCTGGCGCTTTTGCCATGACCCGCATTCGACCTGGTAAAATTGAACGCAACGGTGGCTCTGTAAAGAGCGGAAACCCGGCAAAACCTTCAACGGTGAAGCCGGATGAGCCGAGTAACCAAATCGATCGTCGTTAAGGCGTCTTCCGACGATCCGTATGAGTTTGTTCTTTCGTCCTCTATCGTTGATCGCGTTGGCGATATTGTCGACGTTTCCGGCATTGATGTTGCCGATTTCCGCAAGAACCCCATAGCACTTTTTGGCCACGACCACTCCCGCCCCATCGGCGTTTGGGAAGATGTCGCCGTGCGCGGCGGACAACTGGTCGGAAAACTCAAGCTCGCAGCCGCTGGAACCAGCCAGTTCATTGATGAACTCCGTTCCCTCGTCGAGCAGGGTATCCTCCGAGCCGTCAGCATCGGCTTTTCCGTCAAGGAAGCCGTCCGCCTGAAGGACACTGGCGGATATCGTTTTGTCAAAACGGCGCTTCATGAGGTGAGCCTCGTTTCCGTTCCCGCCAACCAGGCGGCACTTCGCATTCGCGGCATGAACCTTTCGTCCGATGCGATGAAAACCTTCTTCACCGGGGAGCAGCTGCCCAGCGTGCGCGGCGAAACCAGTCAGGTGACGAAAACCGGCGCCACGCGGACAGCCGACCTCCCCGAACTTGCTTCCAAAGGACTCAAAATCATGAGTATTGCTGAAAAGATCAATGCCAAGCAGGAGCGACTGCTGGCCATCAAGAACGAACTTTCCGTCCTCAAGTCTGCAGTTGAATCCGATGCCGAGCTTTCGGCTGAAGATCTCGACAAGATCGACACGCTCACCGAAGAGCAGGATGCCGTCACCAAGTCCATCGAGTCGCTTTCCAAGATCGAAGCCGGTCTTGCCAAGAAGGCCGAGCCGGTGTCGAAGCACTTCATCGCTCCTGGCGCTCACGCCCGGAAGGAAGAGCCGGGCGAGCTGATGGCCAAGGTTGCCGCTGCCCACTTCTTCGCTCACACCGAGCGCAAGACGGTGGACCAGGTGGTTGCCGAGCGTTATCGCAGCGACGACCGCGTCAACGCTGTCGTGAAGACCGCCATCGGCATTGCCGACACGACCACGGTCGGCTGGGCTGCCGAACTTGTCCGCACGGACGTGTACGGTTTCCTCGATGCGCTCCGTCCGTTCAGCGTCTACGCTGCGCTGGCCGCTCTTGGAACCCGTATCCCGTTTGGTAATGCGTCGGTGATCCAGGTTCCGAGGCGTGCCGGCGGCACTCTGGACGATCTGTCTGGCAGCTTCGTGGGCGAGGCCGGTGTCATCCCGGTCAAGCGCATGACCACTGCTTCGACGGCGCTTTCTCGCACCAAGATGGCGGTCATCAGCACGTTCTCCAAGGAACTGCAGCGGGAATCAACCCCGCAGGTCGAGGGCATCATTCGTCAGGCCATGCTTGACGATACGGCTCGCGCTCTGGACGTTGCGCTGTTCGATGGCAAGGCTGCTGTCGCCGGTGTTCGCCCGGCTTCGATCCTGAACGGTGTAGGCGGCACAGCTTCGGCGGGTGCTACGGGTGCCAATGTGATCACGGACCTCAAGGTTCTGATGAACACTCTGGCTTCTGCCAACGCCGGTCGCGTTCCTGTGATCATCATGAACCCGGCCCGTCTCATGGGTCTGGCCACGATGACCTCCCAGGTCGGCGGCTTCCTGTTCCGCGACGAGATTTCCAGCGGCTCTCTGCTGGGCAATCGCGTGATCACGTCGACCAATGTTCCGGCTGGTCAGATCATCATCGTGGACGCTGCTGACTTCGCCACCGCGTTTGGTGTCGCTGAGTTCGATGTTTCGGACACGGCGACCTTGACGATGGCGAACGCTGACCTGACCGCTCCGACGCAGGCTGACGACGGTACTGGTGCTGTTGGCTCTACTGCCGATCAGGTCGTGCCCGATGGCGGTATCAGCGTGGCTGGTGCCGGTGCGACCGGCGCTGCGGCGACTGGCTATACCGCGATGAGCATGTTCCAGCAGTGGAGTGTTGCGGTTCGCATGGTTATGCCGATCAGCTGGACGATGATCCGTCCCGGCGTTGTGAACCAGATCACCGGCGCTACCTGGTAACTGAAACAAGGTGGCCGGGGTAACTCGGCCACCTCCTCTTTTGAGGTCGTGAATGTCTGATTTTACGATAATCTGGGATGGTATCGGCATACAGGTTCTTCCTGCAGCCGAAGCCGATCTTCTTATCAAGGCGGACAAGGCAGAGCGTGTCGATGCGCTTGGGAAAAGCGGGTTTGATTTCCGTCCCAGAGAATCTTTCAAGGGTTACGTTTCAACTGAAGAGCCTTATACAGATCCTGATGTTCCAGTTGTGACTCTGCCGTTCGAAAGCAAGCGTCCTCGTGGCCGTCCTCGCAAGGTGACGGCATGAAGCTTCTGCAGCGTATCAAGGCGCTTGCGGGTTTTGGTGCGCGTACTGGCGGCGTAAATCCTACGCTTGAAGGCGGATTGCCAACCTCCTGGCCCTGGCAGTGGTGGCAAAGGAATTTCAAGCCGTATGGTGCTGATTCTTGCGCGACGGTTTATGCTTGTGCTGCGGCCTATGCCCAGACGATTGCGGCGTGCGCTGCCGATCATTGGATTGCCAAGTCTGACGGCGGCAAGGAGCTGGTGACAACTTCGGCATTGAGCCGCATTCTGCGATCACCGAACAGCTATCAGACGCGCTCAGACTTCATTCTGAACATGGTTCAGCAGTTGATGCTGAATGGCAACGCTTACGTTGTCGGGTTCAGAAACGCACGAAACGAATTTGATAACATTCATTTGCTCGACAGTCAATCGACGCATCCTTATGTCGAGCCTGAGAGCAAGACTGTTTTCTATGCCTTGGGCGGCAATCCCATGATTCAGACCGGGATTGATATGCTGATCCCGGCTCGCGATATCATGCACGTCCGGTTGTACACTCCTCGCCACCCCTTGCTGGGCGTCAGCCCTGTCGAGTACGCCACGCTGGCGGTTTCGTCGAACACTTCGATCAGCGCCCATCAGGCGACGTTCTTCAATAACATGTCGAGGCCTTCCGGCGTCATTACGACTGACCAGGTTCTGAACCGCGAACAGCTGACATCGCTTCGTGCGGCATGGCACGACCAGTCGCAAGGTCTGAACAGCGGGCAGGTTCCGATTCTTCACGCTGGTATGAAATGGCAAAGCCTTTCAATAAATTCGCAGGATGCCCAACTTGTTGAGGCTTTCCGCATGAGCGTTGAGGACATTGCGCGAGCATTCCGTGTTCCATTGCCGCTGATCGGAGACAACCGATATTCGACGTTCAATAACGTCGAGCAGCTGTCTGCTTCATGGCTGTCCACCGGCCTCGGTTTTGTCCTTGAGCATATCGAACTGGCGTTTGCCAAGTTCTTCCAGCTTCCGCCTAGCGAGTTCATCAATTTCGACACGGACACGCTGCTTCGTACGGACTTTGCCGGGCGCATCGATGCGTTGACCAAGGGCATTACTGGAGGGCTTTACTCCCCGAACGAAGCTCGCGCGAAAGAAGGTCTTGCCGCGGTGCGCTATGGAGAAGAACCTCGCTTGCAGGCGCAGGTCGTTCCTCTCAGCCAGGTCGCTGCAATTGAATCAATTGACACTGCTCCGTCTGCTCCTTCTGCCGACCCCGTTCCAAACCCGGAAGACATTCAGACGCCCAATGGCGCAGATCCGGAAGACGAACCGGACGATGAAGAGCCAGACGACGAAGAAAAGAAAATCATCGCGATTGCGCACATCCGCAACTCGCTGAAGAACAAGGTCGCCGCATGAACAAGGTAGTCTTTGACGCAATCGGAGAAGTCCTTGGCGAAGAGCGGATCATCACGCGCAAGGCTATTCAGGACGCCGAGGAGCGTATTGCAGATGAGATTGAAAAACGCCTTGCTGTCGTTTCTACGCAGAAGGGTGACCCCGGCGCAGACGGAAGAGCCGGCGCAGACGGACGAGATGGCGCCAGCGGACGCGGCATCGCTTCAATCCGAAAGTCAGAGGAGAACAAGGCTCTTGTCATCTTCGACGATGGATCGGATGTCGAGATTGAGCTTCCGCGTGGTCCGCAAGGGCTAGCAGGTGAAAAGGGTGAGCCTGGCCTTGATGGTGCCGCAGCTGATCCGGAAGCGGTTGCTGAAGCGATCAAGAAGGATGCGTCGTTCAGGGCGGTTCTGAAGGGCGACAAGGGCGAACGCGGCGAGCCGGGTGAAAAGGGGCTGCCAGGTGAGAATGGCCGTGACGCGGCTCCGGAGGCCGTTGCAGAAGCTCTTGTCAACAAGTACGGCGACTTCCTGACCGGGAAACAGGGCGAACGCGGCGAGCCGGGCGAGCCGGGTCGTAACGCCGATCCGGAAACTGTCGCGGCAATCGTCAAGGCTGACGAGGCTTTCCGTTCCGTTATCAAGGGCGACCCCGGTGAACGCGGCGAGCCGGGCGCAGATGGCGTCATTGTGCTGCCGTTCCGTCCGCAGCCCGGTCAGTCGATCGACAAGAACCAGGTTGTCTTCGACCTTGGCGGACTGCACCAGGCAATTCGCAAGACCATCGGCACACCGAAGGAAGATCCGGAAAGCTATCGCCCGATCCTGTCTGGCGTTTCCGAGATGCGGATGTCGGAGAACTGGAGAACCCGCAAGTTTGAATTCACGGCCCGGCTCTCGGACGGTTTGACCGAAAAATTCGAGTTTCCGATGCTGCCGAAGGCGTTCTTCGGGAAGCCGGATTGCGCTGTCATTGCTGGTGACCATTACTACGAAGGCGACGGCGTTTATGTCGCGACGAAAGACGCGCCGGAAGAAACCGACTGGGCATACAAGAACCTTCGCGGTCCGCAAGGCGAAAAAGGTGACCGTGGTTCTAGAGGCCGCGAAGGCAAGCCGGGCGTCTCGGTTGTCGATGTTCATATGCCCGGCGATGGCTACATCCATTTCGAGATGTCCAACGGGGATACGATCAAGTCTCTGTTCGACCTGAAGCCTGAAGACGATGACATCAATCAGGAGATCAAGCGGTTTGCCGGCTGGTGGAAAGCGGGCGAATCCTATTCTTCAGGTGATGTTGTTCGTTCGGCATCCGGACTTTATGTCT